TCATAGTTACCGCACTCTGAATGTCCATAGTTACACCCGATTTTAATGGTCTGTATTTATTCCATACATAAGTCTCGACTAGCTTCATGACACAATAATTATCACCGTTCCGATCATCAATTCGATGGCCGTTATCGCTTGCCCTACCTCGGACACGTTCAACTTATCAGCGATCCAATGTAGCCCGCGATCATACCATGACGTTGTTCCAATATACCACATCTTCCACCCCATCATGCCATTCAAGAACAGGCGGTGAACCGGAGCGCATAAGAACCAAAAGGCAATGATCCAAGCGAACGGTACGTGCATAGCCCAACAAAGGCCAGCATATACAGCACCGCGAACACCAGCGTGTAGGTAGTGGTTCAACTTATTGTTATTTCTAATGACGTTACTATCCCAATAGGCGGATAGAAAGCCAACTAATGCGGCTGCTAGGGCCGCCCCTACAAATGCGTCGCTCATCCCAATGCCTCCTTTATCTGTTCTTCAAGTCGAGTGATCTGATCTTCTATGTATTCAGATTCATCTCTCTCTTTACATAGCTGTCTGTTCATATCTTTAATGATCTCGTTCTTGACTTCTAAAGCCGCTTCGCTTTCTTTTAGAAGCCGCGCAAGTCGCACCATTCTTGTTTCTTCTGTTTTTGTCGGTTTCATTTCTTTAAATTTACACAAAGATAATCAAAATGGAACATCATCCACGGTGGGTCCGAATGGTTCTTCATTTATTGAATTAGGGACGCTTGACACTATATCCATTTGTTTTGGGGTGGATGTCTCTTTTGGAGCCAACCAATTAGAGTTATCAATGCCGCCCAATGCAGGGTAAATCCTCTTGTTATTCTCATTTAGATAGAACCTACACTCTCTAGCGCCATCAGCTAAGTGAGAGTATTTCCTTTTAGTAATGGTCACCTCTGTTACATCTGTGCCAGATTCATCGTCTTTTATTCGATACACGGTCATACCCCAATCCGCCATGTTGTAAAAATCAGAAGACCCTGCCACATCGTACAGTCCTGGTTTATAATAAGTCCCATCCTCCTTTAAGGTCATCTTTCTAGGGTGCGCCACAACAAAAATGTGTATGTCAAGCGTCTTCTTTGCTAGATTTAGCTTAACGAGTGTTTCTTGTATTTTCTCAAAAGCGCTAGGCCCGCTTCCGGCATTAGTGTAATTCCAAGGATCGATCAAGAAAGCCTTTATTCCGTGGCGATATACCAAAACCTTCATCTGCGCTATAAGGTAGTCCACGTCTGTTTGCCCCTTGCTTGGCTCCACATAGAAAACATTATCGTTAAGCCAGCTAGTGGCTTCGATATATTCGCTCTTCTCCATCTTGTTATCGCTGGATGAACTCATCGTTTTCCCGATAACCTTCATTGAGATCTTGTTCAGATGGTGTGTTAGGTCGTGTTCTGGAGTAAATATACCCACCTTGATGCCGCTTTCTCCTGTAGCGTACTTGAGAAGTATTGTCTCAATAAATTCACTCTTTCCATGCTCCGGGACACCCGTGATGATGGTGAGCATTTTTGTTGTGAAAGAGAAGCAAGAGTCCCATGTAACCCATGAGTCACCTAATACATCTCCTCGTTGGAATCCATTCTCAAACAAAAGCAAACCCCTCTCAAGAATATCTTTAGCGTAAACAATCCCCTCAACAGGGATCATTGGAGCCTCTTCTATTATAGATGCTAATTCTAGCTTGCCCGCATTAACAAGAACGTCGTTGGCATCCTTACATCCCTCGGGCCAAGAAACTCTAGCGCACCTTTCGGGACCAAATCTCCTAGATATCTCAGAGGCTAACTGAGCCCCCTTAGAATCGCCATCAACAGCGATCACGATCCTTTTCACATCCTCAAATACAGAAGAATATTCTGATATCAACTCATCGGTAAGACTTTGCGCTCCATTGGGGACGGAGATACTATTAAGAATACCCGCCTCGTGCATAGATAGGACATCCATCTCCCCTTCCACGATAACCACCTCATCCGAATTCTTAATGGAATTTATGTTATACCATATCTTCCTACAGTTGCTTGGCGCTCCAAACCGCTTATCTCCTGTCCTGTACTTTTGATTGACCAAAGCATCACCATCAAAATAATTAAAGGAGATGCAATTGCGCTGAGAGCCTTCAATGTACTTGGTCTCTTCAGTTATCTTTAGGTCTAAGAGTGTTCTTTGAGAGATCCCTCTAACATCCTTGAACCATTTAACTATCGGCTCTGAAAGGGATGTGTTGTTAGTCCACTCTGGCTCTGAATAATTCTTAAATTCGGAATCTGCCATCAGCGGAATAGATGCTTTATATTGGTTTAGTATCCCTGAGTCGTTGCAGTGGTGACAATAGAACGCTCCGGTGCTTCTATTGATCGATAACGACTTGTCTCGTTTATTCTTCCTAGACGGGGAGCATTCCAAGCACGTTCTCTTGAAGTTCCCATTTCCCGCCTCGATCTGTATGGTCGCGTTTAGCGCTCCCTTTTGGTTCCCTTGCCCTTGATTCACGTCATTCGTATCTTTTTATGAAGCTATCTTTCCCGCCGCAAAGCAAAATCCTATACATTAGATCTGGACCCATCCTCCTCTCTGTCAGGTACTCCTTACCAAACCCAGCGTCGTATGCTATTTCATTTAATGGCTTACCAGTTATGTGTCGATTTTTTAAGGCTATTGCAACCTCTCGCAGTTTTTCCCGGTAACTTCCAGAGAACCCGTCGGGGATTGGTTTGTTCTTCAGAGTCCCTCTAAATTCGCTCCAACTTAATATCTGACCCATACCCACACCAAGGATAGATTTAAGCTCTCGCTTATTTATCTTATGATTCCTTGCAGAAACTAATATAAGGGAACATAGAGAGTCAATATTGCTCGATTCAACAAGAGATGATGCTCTTGCGCCTTCCCTTCTTAGAGTCATAAGGGATTTGAATTCAGAGGGAGATACGCCTGTGCTTATCATCAGTCCTTCAAGATCTTTTGCGAATCTAGAAAACCTGTCCTCGTTTTTATTTTTCATTCTTAATTTGATTTATCAGATAAGTAACAATTCGCTAAGATATCATTTTTTTCTTCTCAGACAAATACGCCCTGCATAATTCAACCCTCTCTTTCAGCAGTTTTACATCTTCATCACTATAATCCACCCGAAACAGTTTGATCCTGTTCTTTTGTGGTAAATGATCATATCTGAGCGACGCATCCAACTCCGACTCCAACTCTTCGGGCAGTTCATCCCCGATCTTCCACGCCATGTTGGCCTTTTCCCGCTCTATAAGAACCTCTGGAGTGTCTACAAGCACGTAAGCAATATACGACTCCTTGGCCCCGGTGAGCTTCATATAGCTTTGCAGTTGCCAATAATAGTTCTTCTCTGGTAGTTCATCCTTAAAGAAAGGGAACGTTGAAGCATCCCACGAACACTTAATGTCGATAACCACATTCCTATCGGTTATGATGTCGGGCGTTCCAGATATGAATGCGTTAAAAAAGTGCTTCTCATTCTTGGACAATGGGCTCCCTCCCCTCATCTCTGAGAGCATCTCTATTGCCTGATCCTCCATAATGATACCCTTGTCCAAATACTTGGATCTTACTTCGTCGCTGGTATCAAATTGGTCATACATTAACTGCTTCTCTAGGAACGTTTTTGCTGTCCTTGATAGCGGATCTGATTTAGATCGGCTAGAGGTCATTATGATTCCTGTGTTAGAGGCTCGACAAAGCCATTTTTTAGGGTCCATTGAAAATATTTTGGGTGATAAATGAAATAAAGGGAAGGGCGGCCCGATGCTTTAAACACCAAGACCGCCCATAGGGAACCAACCTAAAACTAAAACGGAATATCTTCAGTTGCAGACCCCTCTGCTGCAAAGCCATCAGGGACCTCGTCAAATCCAGAATCTCCGCCATACTCGACCAGATCTACAACCTGTATGGCTTCAAGCCAAATATTTTTGCCAGATTTTTTTAGATATGTCCAATCATAAATACTTACCCGGACATTACACACCGATCCGTTGCCGATCAGTCCACTGAATGCATTTCGCTTGGAATCAACGACCGTAGGTGGAGAAATAGCTGTTCCCGCCTGAGATTTGGACTTTCTCTTGGCATAAGCAAATTTCTTCCCAAACATGGGGTCCCCCTCTTTGTCGTTCTCCTTGATCGGAACACCCATAGCTTCCAATTCTTTGAGTTCGGCATCCGAAGCATAGATGTCTACTCGCCAAAGGCCATCAGCGTCGGGATTTCCAACTATCGCCCACTGAACTGTGGCGTTCTTGAACATGAATTTCTGATTCTGCACACTCATTTTTTTTTGATTTTTATGAATTGAATATAAGATCGACTCGCTCATTCTCGGCATTAATAATGTTGGCCTTCCACTTCTGATAAGATAAAGATGTGTGTGGATCAGTCCAATCAAAAGTTGGACTCATTTTGCCGCTATCCTTCATTTCAGAGACTATGTGCTTTAATCTACTATCCAAATCTAATTTGTGTTATATTGATTTTCAATACAAATATACTCATTTTAACCTTACCAAGTTATTTCTTCGGGTCGATCTTTCAATCTTTTCCAATCAGAGCTATGTGAAAATGTTCTGTAGGAGATGCAATCCGGAGCGGTCTCTATCTCCACTTGGTAAAATAGACCGTAGTTGTTTATTCCGACTACTTTAACTGGGTTCCCTTTAAAGGTGTAGTATCCCGGCCTAAGATAGCAGGATGGATACTCTTTTTCGATGGATGGGGTTTTGGGCGCTGCAACATGAGCGTCGTATAGTCTTGAGTTATTCACGATGCGCTCCTTCCTGGCCTTCCATCGAACCCCCTTTTCCTTGTTCTCAGCCTTGATCTTGCGTTCTAAGGCCAGTCCTTCTTTATCGTACTCGCGCTGTATCCGATCTTCATTCACGGTCAGCCTTTTTCTCTCTTCTAGTACACTCATAACAATTCTGTTAATTCTGTGACATCCTTGCCGAATGCCTCTAATGAAAACCTACTCCACGAATCAAATCCCAGACACAGCTCAAATTTATTAACAAGGTCAGGAAAGTGTTCGTGTGCCATTATCCATTCATAAGTAACCCTTTGTGTCCGCTTTACACGAAAATACATAAGCCTCTTTGAGAAATCAAAATAAGCCTTTCGCTCCTC